AAAATAAGGAAGATAACCTCTCATTCCTTTGATTATATCTCTTACATTATCTAATACTTTTTTTGATGTATCTACAACTGCATTACAATCAAATATATTTATATCACTTGCTCCTGAAAATGGTGTAACCTGAGTAACACAAACTTGTGAAGCATCATAAAAACTTTGTAAATCTAAATTAGCTGTTGCTATTCCTTTGCCATATCTTTCGTTTCTTAAATAATCTAATAAACAAAAAGCTGGGTTTGTAGAAAAAGATGCAGTTTGCTCTGATAGATTTGATGCTAATGTAACTACTTTTTTACCTTTTACTTTTGCTTGAACAACAGGTATTCCACCAAATATATCTTGGTTCCATTTAAACCTTAAAGCTAAATAACAAATTCCTCTTAATCTATGATTACTTCCCCATGATGATAAAGGTGTTAATACACTAGATGCCACTTGGTCATCTTTACCCATAAAAGCTTGTATTTGAATATGGCTTGTTGAGTCTTTGAAAAAATTACTATCACTACTTGCTACTTCTCTTGTAGTACCATGAGTCAATGTTCCATCAAATGTAACTACTTTATCATCTACTCTTATTTCTTCTATTGAATTTACTTCTCCCTCAGATAAAACAAGTGCAACATATAAATAAGTATTATCTGTTCCTGAAGTTTCTATAAATACTCTAGTTCCACCAACTAATCTTTCTCCATAAATTACAGGAATACAAGCATTGTTTGATTGTTTATTTAATAAGATACCTCTCTCCGTTTCCTCAAAATCATTTGTACCAAAGTCAGGTACATCAGGTTTCATTGATCTTGTAAAAAGCCAACCAATAGCAAAAATACCTAGAGCAACATAAGGATTAAAACCACCATTAAAAACACTACTTATAGCAGTGCCTAAAAACTTACTACCACTTGATACAAGTTTTTTACCACCACTTACAACAGCACTTACTACACCACCCATGACTTATGATAATCCCTTTTATATTTTTTTGATATTCTATATATCTCGTTATTTTTATTTAATCTTATCCAAGAAAAACATTCGTCATTTTTAATTTTATTTAAACAATATTTAACTATCCATGAAGCAACCTCTTTAGTCTTTCTAATACAAACAATATCATATATCCAAAGATTTACACCACAATTCCACTCATTTTTGTATATTGAACCTTTTTTTTTGTAAGATTCTTCTACATCTTTATTAAGATATGCCCAACTTACAAATCCATAAACTCCATTTATATCTTCAAAAACCTTGAACTGATTTGCCTGTAAAGATGGTAAAATATGATAAAATAAATCAGAGTATGAGTTTTGTTGGTATTTAGGAAAAGATTTATACAATTTTATTATTTTATTTATATCCATTATTCTCTACCCCATTTAATATCCAACACATTTTCACTTGAATAATCCATACCAACATCTGTGCTAAAAAATCTTTGTTGAGAAGCATTTGATGTTTTTCTACCTGACTTCTTGTCAAAATCTGCCCAATGTGAAACTATAACTAATTTTACATTAGATTGAGTTGCTGTCTCTGTAATTTCAAATGTGTCTATGTTTCCTGAGTATAATAATATTGGGTCGGATATTATTGAATTGTTTGAATCTAATAATCCTCTATATATTTCAACACTATCATTTACAATATTCTCATTTAAGCAAGTAGATATAAATGTTTGATCTGCTCCTGATAAAGATATACTTAAAGATGTTTTTGATATATCAGTTTGCTCCTCAAAAGCTGAACCCCCTATTAAATGTGGAGAAGCTGTGTATGTTTTACTTGAACCTGATATAGATGAAGTTAAATCAAATCCACAATCGGTAAGAAAAACAGGTGTAGAAAAACCTATTTCAATAAGGTGTATGGGTCTAATCTGACCTGTTAATAATTCGTTTTTTACTGCTGTCGTTAGTGTTCGTGCCATAGTCCTCGTAATAACTTCTTGTTATGCTTTCTGTACCTTTTAGCATGGTAAAATTAAATTTACTATCAGGTTTTTTGTAAGCTTTTAAATCGTTAGTTTTTTCGTCTATTTCATCAGCATTGACAATAGCAGTAGCTTCAAACTCGGCACTCACTAAATGTGTGATCTTGTATTTTTTCATTAAAGAGTTTCTTCAACATCTAACTCAAATTGATATAAAATATTACCATCTTTGTCTGAACCGATAGCACCGAACTCTTGCATATCACTTGTCAAATGTACTTTAAATGCAACATTGTCATAAGTTACTACTGAGTCATCTACTAATGCTGTAATAAGTGGTGGCTCGATAGTAAGTGTTGCTTCATTAGAAACATCTGCTGTTACATCAGCGACCACCATATAAACTTTAGTATGTGAAGCAAAAGAAATAAAATCTCCAGCTTTAAATGTGCCTGTCATAGCATCTACATTGATTGTGGTATCTCCAACTGCGTGTGTGCCATTTACTAAAATAGTGCCACTTGCATTACCTCTAGCATTTTTTATTTCAGGTGGTGTGATAGTAAAATCATCTTTACTTGATCTTTGTTTCATTATGAAAGCCATAAGTTCGCCATAAATGTCTGATCTTTTGCCTGTAATAATTCTAGCTGTAAAACCAAATCTTTGATTATCTACTTGTCTTGTTAATTTTTTTCCTGAAAGAGATTTAGAAATAATTGTGTTTTGAACAGACTTGATACCAAGTGTTTGAAAATCTGCTGTTGATATTGGAAATGCACCACTCATTATATTAACTCACTTCTGCCTTTTTCTGCTAAAGCATTATTTATTATTCCTGTTATTGTACCTCTATTCTCTTGTAAAGCTTCTCCAAATCCTCGTGAGTCTATTGTGTTAATAGTAAAATTAACATTTACTCCACCACCACCTTGTCCTCTTGCGTGTTGAACTATTTGACCTGTACTATTTGGAACAAATACTTCTGCACCTCTTTCTCCTACTAAAATTGGTCTGCCTTTTGCTACTGCTCCACCTTGTGCGTGTGAACCACCAATATTAAAACCGCCACCTGAACCACCTGTAAAGAAACTGAGAATTGCTTGTTTTTTCATTTCAGATGTTTGTTTTTTCATGGCACTCGCTTTCTTTTCTTCTTTTTCAAGTTGTTTTGCTAAAATCATATCTTTTGCCTTTTGCATTACTAACTCAATGGCTAATCTCAAAGTAATCTCAATGGCCATACTTACTAATCTAACCATAAAATCTTGTGCTATTCTTTTTAAAGAGTCTCCTAATTTTTCTCCCATAACAACTGCTCTACCCATACTATTTGAAACTTTTGAAATACCCTCGTTTATAGATTCTGCTATTGTTTCTCTGATGTTTTCTATTTTCGTTTTAAATTCTTCTAACGAGCCTTTGTTTAATTCTCTAAATTTCTCTATCATTTTTTGAGTAGCTGATGGAATAGCAACTGATAGTTCATGTTCAAAATCATGTGCAATTACATTTGTGTTATCAAATGTTTCTTCTAATTTTTTTGCTGAGTCTGTTGCTATTGATAATTCATGTTGAAACTCTTGCATCCCTCTTTCCATAGCATCTATATCTTCAAGAAAACCATCAAACAATTTATCAATACCTTTAAATGCTAAGAACACAGCACCACCTGTTGCTAACAAACCAGCTATCGCTAAAAAACCTGATTTGATAGCAGATGTACCAACTGCGATTGCCATAGTAGATTTTGCAACATTCATAAGTGCAACAGCAACTCTACCAAAAAATAAAACTATTTTTAATGCTATCAAACCTTTAATAATATCTAACAATAAACCAAAATTATTTTTTACAACAATAATTGCTTCGCCAAGTTTTGTTACAGATACAGCTAATACTACTCCAATCTTTCTTCCTACATTATCTATATTCTCTGCATTTTTTTCTAAAAACTTGTCTAACTCTCCAAACTGAGTTTTTAATCCCTCAAAAAATCCAGCTTCTAAAATAGTTTTCTTGAAACTAAATATTTTATCTCCGATCATTGAGAGAGTACCTGTAAATGTACTTGCTAAATCATCTGTTGCTTTTCCAAATCTACCATTTTTACCAAAGACTTTTTCAAATGCTTCAGCAGTAGCTTCAATAGATACTTGCGCACCAGCTTGAAAACCAAGCATATTTCTTACACCTTTTTCTCTAAATAAATCTGCCGCACCGATACCAGCACTAAATGATCTTTGTATTTGCTCTGCTGTTGTTCTAAAATCTAATCCTGTTACAGCCGCAACATTACCTGTTATCTCTAACATCTTTTTTAAATCTTCTGCGTTGTCTGTAATTGTTGCTAAAATACCTGAACCTGATTGTATTTCTTCTAGTGAGAAAGGAACTTTAGATGCAAACTTGACCATGTTGTCAAAAGCTTTTGCACCCTCATTTGTATCTTTTAATAAGAATCTTAATCTGACTCTTAAATTTTCTAATTCTTTACCTGTATTAACTAAGTTTCTGACAACAAGCCCAGCACCTAAACCTATAAAAGCATTTCTGACATTGAATACAGCACCTCTTACTTTTGCTAAACCTTTTTGCAAACCACCTAAGGCTTGTTTAGTTTTATCTCGTGCTATTACATCTATAAGTAATTTTTGATTAGCCATTATCTATATTTCCTTGCTTGTCATCTATCTTTGGTTTTTATACTCATCTTGTTCTTTTTTCAAGTAAGCTATCCAAAGATTAAAATGGCTCATAGGCATATCTAATACTTTTTGAATTGGTAATTTAAGTCTGTCAGCAACCACTAACATATTTCGGATGTCAGGGTCGCTATTTACTTTTTTTCAGCTTCCTCTATTGATGAATCTGCAAGTATTTTGTTTGAAATGGTAGCAATAACATTGGAGTCAGCATTTCTTCTTAACTCAAATTTATCTTCTAATTTGAAAGCTTTTTTGAGTTCGCCTTTCTCATCTTTGACTTTTAATTTCATTACAATCAAATCAACAAGAACATTTAAGTCTTGAAAGTTATTTGATTTTTTAAAGATGATGTTTTTTTCTTCAAGTGTTAAAGGCTCAGAATAAAATACTGATGGATTACCAGCTTCATCTTTCCATTCAGGAACTTCAATAATTAAAGTTTGCAGAGTCTCAAAGTGAGACTTTACTCTATCTATTACTGACATAAATTATTATGATTCAGTACCTATTGTTAATGCACCTGTGCCTTGAAAAGTAACATTTCTAGCAACAATACCATCTAAAGGTTGATTTACAGACATACCTGTAATTATACCAGCACCCTCAAACTTTCTGTCGCCTGATGAACTACCCTCAGGTAATAATTTAAAAGTAACACTAGACCCAGCAGTTAATTGTGTTTGAACACTATCTGCTTCGTCAAAGTGCATTTCTAAAGTACCTGAAAATGATGTTCTACCAGCTACGAAACTTTTTGCACCATCTGACATTTTTGTAGATTCTACAACATCGCCTGTTGTTTCAAGAGTGAAAGAAGTAAGTTCGCCAACTGCTGAACCACCTACTACGACTTCGCCCTCTTTTCCATGATGAACTGCCATTTTTTATTCTCCTATGTTAAAATTGTTTATATTATTTTTCTTCTTCATCGTCAATATCTTCCTCGTCATCTTCATCAAAATCTTCTTCTGAATCATCTTCCCAAGTTTCATCTTCTTCTTGATCTCTAAGATCAGCAAGTAAATCTTTGACTTCTTCACACATTAAACTTTCTTTATCGTGTAACTTTTCTATTGCATCTATTTTCTTTTCTATTTTATCAATGATTTTATCTTTGTTTGCCATATCTTCTCCTTGTTTATGGTGTTCCAGCTTGGAACTCATAAGTACATCTTACAACCATTCTTATACCACCAATAGGAAATAATGTACCCTCGTCTGTTTCCACACTAATAACTTCAGTATCAAGTGCGTTGCTATTTCTTGTAATATCAGATTCTAAGGCTGTTTCAATAGCTGTGATTAATTGATTTCTTTTAGTGTCAATATTAACTTCAGCACCTTTAACAAATCCAAGTATTGCAAAGTCAATAGTTCCTGATCTTGTTTTTGCACCTATACCCATTTCTATATCTTCTCTTGTTTCCTCAGATGTTTGTACTATTACTGCTGGATATTGTTTATCTGATAACTCGTCTAATTGAAAAGGTTGTCTTGTAGCTTTCTTAATTGTTGGGCTACTTATACCTGATATTGTTGATAAAAGGTTTGATGCAATATTTTCTCGAACACTCATAATCTAGTCATCTTTAATTGTTTTTCTATAAATCTGTTGAACTGCTTACTTATAATCTTTTCTGTTCTATCATTAAAGCCAAAAAATTCTCTATTCGGTTCATTAAGAACTTGATTAAATAATGCTCTTTGTCTCATTTGTGCATTAGTAAAACCTAATGATACTTTGTGCTTTCCTGTTTTGGTGCTTGTCAAACTACCTAACATTCTTCCTGTATAAAATAAATCTACACCTGTTGGTTTTCCCTCTCTTTCTAATTGTTTTCTATAAGCATCAGAATATGGCTCAAATCCAACATCTCTAAAATTAACACCTCTTTTTGTTTTAGTTCTTATAATATCAACTAATTGAAACCCAGCCTGTTTTACACCTTTGTCAATAAATCTTGGTAATTTGGATTGTAGTTTTTGAAACTTTTTAATTATTTCTTTTTCGTTTGATTTAATTTTTACATCGACAGCCATTATCTAGTCAATCTTCTAAAACCATGTAAAGGCTCTCTTTCAGCAACTTGGATAGTGCCATCTCCTGTTTCATCGTACTCAACACCATCCTCTAATATTGTTCTCCATTCTTTGTTATATTCTGACATATAAAACTCGCCCATTCTTTCAAATCTATCTTTTTCTGTTTCAGGTCTAAACTTTGTTAATGCTGGGCAAAGGAATCTACCCAAAAATAAATATACACCAGCCCTTTCAAACTGATCTAAATTTACTTTTGTATCTACCATCTCGGCTGTATTAAGAATTGTAATATCTGTAAAAATATTAGCTTTGTAGGTTTGCCACCATTCGACTCTTAGCTGTCTTAAAATATCGTTAGTTGTTTGTGCAAAGAAGTTAACTGCTTCTGTATCAGTTGATGCAATACCAAAACCAAAAGCATCAGGTTGATATTTAGTTACATCACTTGCAGTAATAACATTTGCACCTGTATAATTAGCCATAGTATTTTCCTACGAACCAATTAATAAACTTCTTAATTTTTTTTCTTAGTTTTCTTAACATTTTTTTTTCTCTTTGGTTTGAGTTGTACTATTTTATCAGAAATATCTTTTGCTGTCGCTTTTTTAATTTCTTTTTTAACTTCTCCAACAGGAACAAAACCTCTCATTTTGAAATGTTTTATATTAGCTTCGTATTGGTCTTTTGCTCTTGTTATAGTTTTCTTACCATTTGTTAATCTAATATTCATAAGTTCTCCTAGTTAGTATCAGGGGGATTGCTCCCCCTGACAATATAACGATTATTGGATAGATGAATCTACATTCAATTCTACACCATAAGTATCGTTTAGTTCTCCTGTACCATATACAGCAGTTGCTACGATCTCGTCTGCTCTAAGACTTGCGTCTCTCTGCGTTTCGATTCGTAAATCTTGCATCATAGCCAATGCTAACGCATCTCTATGGAATACAGCACCTTTATAGTCTCCTGTTGTACCCGGATTATTGCCTGAGTTGTCAGCAATATTTGAAGTTTCAAATATTGGAACACCAGCAACATTACCAACAAAACCTGTTCTTAAAGCTTCGTTTGATAATTCTGTGTCTCTACCAACAAATGTGTTTGTTAAACCACTTTTTAGGTCAAACGCATTTAAAGGATGAAAGACACCAGCTAGGTCAGACATTGGAACTGCATTTTTTCTAAGTGTTGCTACTGCTTGAAATACATTAGATGCACTTAATACTGCTGTTCCATCATTAACTTCTTGTGAGAAACCATCAAATAACGCAGTTAAATCTGTGTCAATTTTTTTAGCGATTGCTTCTCCAAATAATCTACCAATATCTCCAGCAACATTTCTTGGTGCTGAGCT